TCTACACTCTTTCTCTATGCTACTCTCTTCCGATCTGAGAGAAAGTAATTTATCTTATTTATTTATTATTTATTTTTTTTTTTGTTATTTCCTTTATATAGGGTATACCCTATACTCCCCCCCTTTCGGCGCGTATAACCTTTTATATGCGGTAGTTACGTTAGGGGTGCCTACGGTAGGAATAGGGACGTTGGCCGGACGTTCGCCGGACGTGCGCCGGTAGTACCTTGGGGTCGCCTTTTGTTCGCTTTTCGAGTACCAAGCTGTTTTCTCAAGAAAAAAGGCCAATCTCTTTAAAGATTGGCCTTGAGAGTTGAACTACTACAAGAGTAAAAGCTTATTCAGCTTCTTGCATAGCCTTGACAATACGCCTTGCAGCCTCTTCAGTGACTGGTTTTCCGTTAATCTCACGGAGTTTCATGAACTCTTTCACGTTCTTTTCGAAAGATTTCTCCGGACCAGCTTCTTTTGCAAGGATCTTATTTCTTGTTGCTGCTTTTGCGCGCAAATCTTGTCCGTAATGCCAATCGGCAATTACTTGTTTTGCTTCTTTTTCGTCTTTAAGCAAGCCGAGTAAGTCGTCAACTGTTACGGAAGTGCGAACGATTTGTTTGTAGGTTTCGGAAAATTCCTTGTCGCCTACGTTTACGGTAACTACGCAATCTTGAGTTTCCATATTTTCCTTCTTGGGAACTAAGCCCATTGAAATTGTAACGCTTCTGGCTTAAAAAGTCAAGGGGAAAATCCGCTTAGGCTTTAATATATTATACCGTAGCGGATTTTCGGGGCCTTGGGCTTGAAACTGGTTTGAACTATTCGGACGTTTCCTCCTTTTCCTTAAGCTTGGAAATGTACTCGACTGCTTTGTCAAGCTGGTCGGCAATCAAGTTGATTTCTTCCAGCGTTCTGAGCTGAATCATTACATCGTTGCCAAGCCAAATCGCGTAAGTATTCGCGCAGGTGAAACCAGATACTCTGTCAATATATGCAATCGTTGTTGAGTGAACCATTTTCTGGGCTGTCATTTCCTTTTTCCTTTCGTCTTAAGAACCGTGAAGCAATATAGTAGCAAGCCAACCACCAAACCTAAAGCCTTCAGGATCAACGCGCGCGCCGGACTCTAGCGCTAAAGAGTTAGACTAATTCCCAAAGTTTAGGATTTAGTTCTAATAACGGCTCGCGCTAGAGATTTAGCTCTATTACTCATAGCATTCCTAGTACTCATGGAACTTTCCACCAGCCACCCCCACCACCCCTCCACGAAGGGTCCCATGAGGCCGGAGGGCGGACGGACATTGACTCCCCGCGAATTATAAATAAACAAATACACACTTAAGTGTTCACACGGTGAACAGTTTTTCTCTTGGAGAAGCTTCCGAACTTAATAGGCTCAGGACTACCAGCTAGCTCCTCTTTCCACTTAAGTATCAGAAATATTTGAGCTTCATCAATAGTTTGAAAGACAGTCGAAGATTTCCATAGATTACATAAATGACAGCTAGCGACGAAATTTTCTGTTTGGTTATTTTGTAGGTAACTCCAAGGCGCGACGTGATCCCAATGGAGTCTTAGGGTCACTACTTTACTTTTAAAGACTATTTTCGTTCCAAACTCACGAAGGCAATAGAAACAAGAGTAATTCTGTAATTCCATTATATGTTTTCTCATAGGTAGAGAGGGTCTTTTTCGTATTTGCTCTGGCATAGTTTCTCGTTTCAAAAGTTGAGGAATGGCACTGCGCTTAGAGTCACAACATTGAAGTTTACCACCTATAACAAAAGCATAACAGTTACAGGATTCACACCATGATTTAGTTATAAGCACATTTCCATAAAGTCCTACGTAATCTGGCTTGTCGTCTCTCATTTCTTTTCCTCTTTTCTAACTCTCGGATTCTTTTTATCCCAGGACTTGAAGTTACAGCTTTGAGAACAATAAATCTTTTTAGTATTCTTTGTCTCGAACTCTTTTCCACAAACCGGACATTTTCTCTTGAATTTTTGCATGGGCCTCCGAACTAGCCTACCACATAATTGCAATCTTGGCAATTATTGCAATGGCCGTAAGTTGTTGAAAACAAAGGAATTAAATTGTTCACTTTTTATTTGACTTCAAAGGGCAACGGGCGCACACTAACGATAGAGAACAATGCCAGAAGTGTATAATTAGTACGATTTAGCCCTATCAGGAATCCCTCTCATGTTCCTTAGTGAAGAGCAAGTTCGAGCAAGACTAAGTTCAGAAAAGAATCTCGCGAATCGTTTCAAACAGAGTCAAGAAATCTCTAGAACTCCCGAAAGAATCTCCCCCGCCATAGCATCTGAAGAGCCTGACAGAGTAACAGAAGAGCCTGATTATCAAGTAACTGAGAAGTCAATTCTTCTATCAGGCAAGAATCGAATCAATCTCACAAAGGACGAGAGAACAGAAATCGCTATACGCTCTAGAACAGGAGAAGATCAGATTAATATCGCTCGCGCGCACGGAATCACTCAAGCAGCGGTGAGCTACATCGAGAGGAAGAAAGTCCAAGGAATCGACGAAAAAAGAGTCGAAGAGATCACGGGAGTCGTTAGAGATCGCGCGTTGGAACGTTTAATGGCTTCTCTGGGACTCTTAACTGACGATAAGCTTTCCGGTTGCAGCGCGAAGGATTTAAGTTTAATAGCTTCGAACATGGGCCGAGTAGTTGAGAAGATCGCGCCGCCAAGCGTCGCGGAGAATCAAATAAACTTCATCATTTACTCTCCTGAGCTAAAGCAAGAGAGAGCCTTTAAGACGATAGAGATTTAGTTATCTAATGAGATTTTCCTCTGATCTAGAGAAATATCGAGTAAGGAATGGAGAATACTCCAGTGATACTGGGGATACCTTTGGAGCATTTCATATTCCTTACTTATCTCGAAACTATTATCTAAGGGTTATCGCTAATGATGCAGAAGGAGAGTTTACTTGGGAGCACGTCTCAATAAGCCTCCCAAATCGCTGCCCAAATTGGGAAGAGATGTGTTACATAAAATCGCTGTTTTGGGACGACGAAGAAACAGTAATGCAACTCCATCCACCCAAGAGCCAGTGGATCAATAACCATCCATATTGTCTACATCTATGGAGACCAACAAGAGAAGAGATACCATTACCTCCACCTATAGCAGTAGGATTCAAAGAGCTAAATTTAAAATAAAATGGTCATATTTTTTCTTTTCTTAATCGCTTTCATAATCGGATTCGGGCTAGGTCACTTCTATTGTCGCTGGTTACTTCACGACATCTGCATTGCTGCAGTAGGAAAAGTGAAAACTGCTCTAATCTTCGGATATATTCCTGATAAAGACGATGAAACCGAGACTGAAGTCGTGCGCGCGATTGAAGAAACGCGCGCTGAAAGAAACGCTATAGCATCTGAACAGGGATCAGAATCTGAACAGGGATCAGAGTCGGACTCGCTACGAAAGCCAAGCGCTATAGCATCTGAAGAGTCAGAGGAGCCAGATAGAAAACTCAACGCGAAAGATCCAGACTTTTGGTTAGCTAATCAAAGAGACGCTAAGATGGCCGAAAGAAACGCGAATTTATTCGAGAAAACGAATCTACTCATCCCACCAATGGGACAAGGCGCGCACTTAGAAAACTGTCCAGCTTGTGAGCAGTTCAGAGCGAGTACGAGAAAGTCGCATCTTTCGAGTAAGCTCAACGCAGTAAAATAAAAACTGATAAAAAGACCTAATCAATGCAAATCACTATTACTCTAACGCTAGTCGTCATTGCCTTCATACTAACATTAATTTCTGGAATAACTGGTAGAGTTCCTCTTTGGGTCGCAGTCTTGTTACTCTGCATTGCGATGATGATTCCTGGGATTAGATAGATTTTAGATAGGGCGCGCGCGATTTTATTCTGATAGACGCTATGGATTTCAGACTGGAAGTCAGGTCAGACGCGCGATGGATTTCAGACTGAGAAATTAAACGCCATGTGGTCAGAAGAGCCTGACAGACAAAGTGATAAACAGAGAGCCTATCTCGGCTCGAGGAGCGAGACGTGAGCTGGAGCGTAAGTAGAATTGGTAAGTCAAAAGTAATCTCAGAGAAGATCGACAATGACATACGCTCATTTAAATGCGCTGAGCCCGAAGAATCAATCAAGAATACAATAGGTTCCGCAATAAGAATCGCATCGGACTCCTATCCGGTTGATATGTTAATCAGAGTAATCGCTAATGGAAGTCAATCAGTGATCTCAACTAATCCGATAGTCGCAGTGAATCAGTTAATCGTCAGCGTCGAGCCTTTCTTCCGTGATCCGAAAGTAACTTACGTGATAGAAGATGCTTGAAGCGTTCACGGGATGAACAGTTCGACGGCCGCAGTAGTTGATAAAAGTTGATAGACGAGCGCGCGCGATTATAGAAAGACGCCATGTGGTCAGAACGGTAACAGATCGACAGAACGGCAGCAGATAAATAAGGTAATAGACAAATGAAAAACTTTTGGCTTCAGTTCGCAATTAGAGAGGCAACTTCAGTCGCAGCAGCTTTCGTTGCCTCGGTCACAAATCTGACCCCAGCTGAGAAGGAGGCTCTCGAGAATTTCATCGCTGCTGGTCAGGCAGTGACTGCATCTTTCACTAGTTAGTTGACCTATGTGCGCCAAAGTAAGAGATTTTTTATTGAGATCACAATAATTGGGATAATTTTTATACTTTTAGCCTGTTGGGTGCAAAATAGGACATAAGAGTGATAGTCTGGGGAACTTAGCTCGCGATGGATTCATACTGGAAGTCAATGGATCAAGACGAAAACGAAACAACGATGATCCCACGACCTGGAGTCTATAAACATTACAAGGGCGAGTATTATCTCGTGCTCACGACAGCGCAACACACAGAAAGAGATGAGATTCTAGTCCTTTCTGAGAGTTCGCGCGCGCCCGCTAGAGGGAGAGAAGGGATTCAACACGCTAGAGGAAGGGATGTATCGTTTCGTTTACGTGGGTCAGGAAATGCCTAACGCGAAAGGCGAAATAATTGGATAAAGTCTGGAAACCGAGAGCTGTTGAGGAACTCTCAAAGTACGAATTAAAAGCTTTGAGGAGACTTAACAGGTCTAGTTTCATTGATAGCAGTAGATCATACGATGGAGTTAATTGTAGAAGATTCCTTGGGTCTACCTCAAGAGGTTATGGCTACATGAGGTTCCTGGGAAATATGGTCTGCGTGCATAGGATTTCCGCGAGTTTGTTCTTTGATTTCGATATTAGTAGCTCTTTAGATATTTGCCATCATTGTGATGTGAAAAATTGCTGGGAGCCTACGCACCTATTTCCTGGAACTCAAGCTGATAATAGTCGAGACGCTGCAGCTAAGGGAATATCCTCAAGAGCAAGCCACAATGGTCATAAAACCCATTGTCCTCAGGGTCACGAGTACACTCCTGAAAATACGAGAATAAATCAGGGATCACGAGTGTGCATAGAGTGTGATCGACAAAGGAAGAGAGTTTACTATCATGAATTAGTTGGGAGGCCTCTGAATGGATAAGGTCTGGCGGCCGCACCAGAGGCAGACGACTTTTTTCTCCCTCCCCGACACAATCTTCGAGGGACTGTTCGGCGGAGCCGCAGGTGGCGGAAAAAGTGAAGCTCTTTTGATGCTTCCTATCGTTCGTGGCTTCTACAAAGATCCTAAATTTAAAGGTCTAATTCTTAGAAGGACTTTCCCCGAATTGGAGTCAGAAATTATTATTCGCTCCCGCGATTGGTATAAATTGACGGGTGCAAAATACAACGAAGAGCGTAAGAGATGGACATTCCCCTCTGGAGCGGTCATGCAATTCGGGCATACCGAATATGAGGAGGACGTCCGCAAATACGACACTGCTGAATATAACTACATTGGATTCGACGAACTAACTTCTTTTACTGAATTTCAATATACTTACCTTTCAAAAACACGTTGTCGGTCTTCTTCAAACAGGCTTCCTGCTATAGTTCGTTCCGCTACTAACCCTGGAAATATTGGGCACCAATGGGTTAGAGACTACTTTATACAGCCTGCACCCTATGGTACGATAATTATTGATAAGACCACAAAACTGAAAAGAATCTTTATTCAGTCGTTCGCAGAGGACAATCCATACCTCATGTCGAACGATCCGTCATACGTTAATAGACTTGAGTCTCTACCAGAGGCCGAGAAGCAGGCAAAGCGTTATGGCGCGTGGGACACGTTTTCTGGGCAGGTTTTCGATGAATACAGAGAGGTTCCTAACGATTCAAAAGGTGAACCAGCTAACGCCTGTCATATAGTCCAGCCGTTTCAAATTCCAGATTTCTGGTTACGTTTCCTCTCTATAGATTGGGGCTACAGCGCGATGACGGTCGCGCTATGGGGCGCGCTTAGTCCTAAAGACCGTTTATACATTTACAGAGAGTACGCGATTAAAGAAGCGAAGACTTCAACCTGGGCAACGGATATTGGAAGGCTTTCTCAAGGAGAGAAGTATTCTGACATAGTCTTATGTCGTAGCGCTTGGCAGAACCGAGGCGACGAGTTAACTCAGCAAGAGCAGTTCACTAAATATTCCGGTTTAACTGCGCGACAAGCAGATAACGATAGGATAGCCGGAAAATTACTTATACAGGAATACTTGCGCTGGCGTGAAAAGCCTAAGAGCAAGATAGTAAAAGACAACTTCGATTCAGACTTCGCTGCGCGCGTTTTAAGAATGCAAGGCGTCGAAGCTTATAAAAGCTATCTAGCCTCATTCGAGCCCGAAAAGCCTGAAGAGAATCTTCCCAAACTGCAAATTTTTCCCGACTGTATCGAATTAAGGAAATGCATTCCGCTATGCATATACGACAAAAAGTCAAACACGACGAATAAACCAGCGGAGGACGTGCGCGAATTTAATGGAGACGATCCTTACGACACGCTGAGATATCTGATTAACTCAGTCGACAAGTACTTAGGAACTCTGAAGCTCGAAGGTGATAAGCGTGACCGAGTAAGTCAGATCCTCGAGAAGTTCCAGAGAACAAATGATTACAATTATCTTCACCGCGCTATGGAACGTGTTGAACAAGTTGGGGATTTTGAAGTGCCAGTGAAGCGATTTCATAGAGCAATGAGATGAAATTTATAAATAAAATCATTGACTTTCTTCTTTCCTTGCTCGGTGGGATAAGTAAGGATCAATATGACTCCGTGACTTTTCAATACAATATTCAACGTGACCTCGTGAACTACTCGCGCGCGCGAATTGAGTATCTTGAGAATGAACTCAAGCTTGAACGGGAAGACAGGAAGTCCTTACAGGAGCTAATTTATAAAAGATTTGGCTTAATCGAGAGCGCTGAGACTGCACGAGAAGCCGAGAATATCAGTCCAATTAGAACCTCCCCAAGACGCTGGTCTCAACTGAAGACCGCGATGGAAAGGGACGATCACGAAAGAGTGAGCCAAGATGCCAAAGTTTCTTGAGAGTAAGTTAAAGAAGCAATACGGTAAGGACTCTGCAGTGCCCTATAAAATAATGAATTCTATAGGAGCCATGAGAGGTTCCAAAACGACGCCCGAAGGGCGGCGTATGGAAAGAAAACACGAGCTTGGCTTGGGTGGAAAAGATAAAGTCTCAGCGTCAAAAGAATCTAAGAAAAAGAAGAAATCTTTCGCGGAATCTTTGAACGACTAACGAAGCGAGGAAATAAAAATGGCAGTCTCAGCACAACTCCCAGCACCGACCGGAGTAACGGCTCGATACCAGGGAAAAGGAAGCTCAGCTAACACGACGACTTATTATTACTGGGTCCAAGCCCTGTATCCTGGAGGGTATTCTCAACTTTCTGCTGCAGCGAACACGGGCGCGCACGCTCCAGCATCTCTGAATGGGGATAATAATGTCGCGGTCCAGTGGAATCCAGCACCGGGCGCGATTGCTTATATCCTGTATAGAAGCACTTCATCAACCGCACCAGCAAGCGGCGCGACTGGGATCTTTCTAGCGACCTCGGAAACTGGCTTCAAAGATGACGGCACTTCAGCGACGTTCACGCAAGTTCCTCGCTACGATGGTCTGTATGTTTGGAAAGCCTTGTATAACTTCGCCGTAGACGGCGGAGCTGTCGGTGCGATTACTCCAGCGCAGTCTGATACGATTCCAGCTAACGCTGTAGTCATTGGAGCGATCGTTAATTCTCCGACAGCAGTAACCTCTGGTGGAAGTGCAACTGTTTCGATTGGAACAACTGCTGGAAGTTCAGCGACTTCGATCCTTATTGCAACGGCTAAGTCGGCCTTCTCAGCGAACGCTGTTCAGGTTTTCCTCGCTGGAACCGGAGCGTTCGGCGCAGCGCCATTTAAGATGACAGCGGCTGGACAAATAAATCTTACTGTCGCTGTTGCTGCTTTAACGGCAGGAATCGTTGAGGTTTTCGTGTTCGGTATTATAACGACTAATTAGTTTTCTCCTTCGGCTTGGTCATCTCTGGGGGAGATAAGGGGCTGCGGGGAACTGGCGAGTCGCCCTGTGGCCCCTGAAATTAAGTCTCAGGGTGGAGAGAAGACGCTCTGAGTCGGAGGCGGAGGCTGATTTTCCTTCTCAGCTGAAGCCTCCGGTAAACAAGGAATAAGAAAGAATGTCAATAGCAGGCATCTCGGTTGGCGGAAATACTCAATTAGTCGTAACAAACGGCGATCCCACAACTGCGTCGCAACTTCAGGCAGTTGTTCCGGTGTCTGACGCGACTAATGTTACTGGAAAATTCGGTGCGCTTGAATATTCAGCTAGCGCGCTGAAAAATCCCGTTACTGGGAACTACGATGCCGCGCGCGCGAGTGCTGGAGCAACAGGAGTTCAAGCTGTAAGCTCTGAAGGAACTAAGAATACTTATTCTTCAGCAAGCTTCGGAGTAACTCTAGCAGCGACCGCGACGGATTTCTGGGAGCTGATTGGAAGCGCGACTAAGACAGTTAGAGTCTTGAGATTGACTATTACAGGAATCGCAACTGCCGGGGCTTCGCCTGATATATTATTGATCTTCCGTTCCTCTGCCGACGCCGGCGGAACAGCGACTCAACCGACAATTATCCCGAATGACTCGAATAACGCGGCAGCGACTGCCGTGATTAATTTATATAGCGCTAACCCTACTCTTGGAACCGCTGTCGGAACGATAAGGGCTAGAAAACTAAACTTAGGCGCCGCTGGTTCTGCCGGAATGATAGACTGGAGATTTTCCAATACGAATGACCAAGCTATCGTTCTTCGAGGCGTGGCGCAATGCCTCTGTTTAAATTTTAACGGCGCTGCTGTTCCGGCGGGGACTTCTATTGACATTGAAGTCGAGTTCGTTGAGGACGCTAGTTAGTGTTCACGGAGTGAACGGTTAATGCGGAAATATAGTAAAAGAGGCATGTCATTAGAAGAGAGACTTTGGTCAAAGACTTGGATTGATGAGTCTCATACTTATAATGGACAACCTTGTTGGCGATGGTCTGGAGGAAAGAATAAGAATGGATATGGAGTTATAAACATCACTTATAACGTCGTTCTGGTACATCGTCTAGCAGCGTCAATTCACCTAGGATTAGATTTAGATGATCCTAAAGTTCAGGCTTGCCATCATTGTGATGTTCCCGACTGCTGGAATCCTGGTCATTTATTTTTAGGAGACCAGCTTGATAATAATTCCGATATGTACCGAAAGGGAAGACACGGAAATAGTAATAAGACCCTTTGTCCGAGAGGGCATAAATACGATTCTTGGAATAATAGGGGACAGAGGACTTGTAGTATCTGTCAGAGTATTAGATCAAAAGAGTATTGGCTTAGAAAGAAGTCTAAGGATATTAAGGAGTTAATACAATGACTCCTCAATCTCCAAACCCACGAAAACCAGAAGAGAAAGATCCAAATAATCACAAGCTGGACAAAAATCTCCAGGATTGTTTGAAGTATCTTGTAGATAAATATGAGAAAGAAGACTCATGGACTCGTAAGCAACAGCTTAAGCTTTGGAAAAAGAATGAGGAATTTTGGCATGGGATACAATTTGTCTTTTGGTCTGAAAGTCGCCAAGACTGGCTAAGCCCATTAGCTTACAAGTGGTTCAGTGAAGATGAAGGAAGAGAAGGGGTCGAAGGACCTTTTTACGATTTTGTCATAAATGTGTATAAGGCGCATGGAGAAGCGATCATTGCGGCTCTTGCTGCTCAAGTCCCGACTGTTAGATTCCCTCCCGATGACGCTGAAGACGACGATGATCTTTTGACTTCGAAAACGTACTCAAAAATAGCAGATCTGATTCAGAGGCATAATCAAGTAAAAGTCCTTCAGTTGATGAGCCTCTTCACTCTTTGGAATCAGGGACTCCTTGCCTGGTACCACGCGCCGAAGAGTGACAAAGCCTTCGGGATGGTAAACATTGAGAACTTTAAGAAGCAGCTCTCTTGTATACACTGCGACAAGAATTTCCCGGTTGAAGACGAGGAGGACTTGCAAGAGGGCTTGCATGCTTGTCCGGAATGTGGATCGCCTCTTGAAGTCAACACAGTCTTGGATTCTTTTCAAGAAAGTCCTAAATCGAGAGTTATCATAGATTGCTTCGGAGGCCTTCACGTTAAAGTTCCTTACTGGGCGCGAAAGCAAGGCGATATTTCTTATCTAATTAAAGCTCTCGATCAACCGAAACCCTTTTTGAAAAGTATTTATCCACATATCGCAGATGAAATCGAGAACGATGATGAAGATTCGCAACAATACGAGAGAATGGCACGTACTCCGTCAACTTTCACTTCCTTTTCCCGAGCCGATGATAACCACGACCTCGCAACGCATCGACAATGCTGGCTTAGACCCTGGGCCTTCGAGGGTCTTCCGAGGGATAAAGAGACAGAGAAGAAAAAGCTTTACAAAAAGTTCCCAAATGGAGCTTACGTTTCGTTCATAGGAAATAAATACGCTGAGTCAAGAGACGAAGACCTCGATAAATACTGGACGATTTGTAAAGTCGGTCTTTCTACTTATATTCATGCTGACGCAATAGGTCAGCCATTAATTCCGCTGCAAGAGTCAAGAAACGTCTTATTCAATCTAACTCTTGAAACTATCGAGCAGGGCATTGGCTCGCAGTTCGCTGATCCGAGAGTCCTGAATTTCAACGTGTACAGTAAGCATGAAGCGCGACCTGGGATGATTTATCCGGCGCGCGCCCGAGAAGGACAGACGCTAGGAAATAGCTTTTATGAGGGAGGGCGCGCGACCTTAAGTCGAGAAGTCGCTCCATTTGGTCAGCAAGTTGACAAGGATTCTCAGTTCGTAGTCGGATCATTCCCATCCCTCTACGGAGGGCCAGGCGAGGGGAAATCGCGAACGCTTGGTGAATATCAGCAGTCGCGCACGATGGCACTGCAGAGGCTGTCGATCGCCTGGTCCTTATTCACGATCAATTGGGCTAAACTGATGGAGAAGTGCGTTCATCTCTACGTTGAAAACATGATCGACGACGAGAGATTCACGACGCCAGACCCCACGCAGAAAGATAATTATGTCAACGTTTGGATTAGAAAAGCAGATCTCACAGGCCATGTGGGAGAGGTCGAGCCAGAAGGAGCTGATAGTTTTCCAATTAGTAACCCCCAGAAGCAGACATTGTTTTTTAAACTTGTTGAGCTTAATAATCAGTTTATTAACGCGGCTTTATTCGCGACTCCAAATCGGCGCATTATAGCCGATTTGTTATCGTTCACAGATTTAGACATTCCTGGAGAAGAGCAAATAACTAAACAAGCCGTCGAAATTGCCGACATAATGAAAGGCGTTCCCGTTCAGGTTGATCCGATAGTTGACGACAATGAGATTCATATTGAAATGTGTAAGTATTTCCTCGCGGGGCAACGTGGCCTTGACCTTAAGAAAACCGCGCCCGATCAATACATGATGATCGAACAGCATTTACAGCAGCATTTACAGTTAGTGCAACAGAATGCTGAGGCAGAGCAAGAAAAAAGATCAAAGGCTTACGTTGACACGAAAGCTGAAGCTGAAGTGAATAAACAAGCAGTCAAAGTAACAGCTAAGCCGATTCTCGACGCGATGGAGCCTCCGACAAGTTCAAATGGGGCAAGATAAGGCTTGAAGTAAGTGTTCATGGAGTGAACGGTTAAATGGCATTCAGGACTTTTAAGATAACATTACCAGCGGATACGGCAGTTCATAATCTATTTTCTCTCATTGTAGGGACAGCAAACTATGGCCTCGTGAACAATGGAACTAATGAGACTGCAATAACTGGCGCTATCCCGACGGATGGAATACTAACCGATCGAGGGACTTTTCTCGAGGTCCAGGCGGACTCTGGAAATGGAAATACTCTGACAGTAAATGACAGGAACTCTGCTAACACGACAGGAAAAGTTCTTAACGCTGGTAGCACTTTTGCAGTCACTTCAACCAGAAATACAATTTGCTATAAGGATTATTTTCTTCAAGGTGGAGCGGCTTCTCAGGCTTGTGAGGTAAGACTCGATGGGATTTAGATTTAGATTATTTATTCTAACAATTATTCTTGCTCCGCTAGCAAGTTCTCAGCCCGCTCAGAGGATTCAATACGTTAACTCTGCTCCTTCAGGAAGCTGTAATAATGCAGCAGCGATTCAAAGGGTAATTTCAACAGGAGCTCTCTATAGTTGTACCTCAGGAACCTGGGCTACTGTCGGTGGTGGAGGAGGCGCGCCCACTGGATCAGCAGGTGGTGACCTTAGTGGAACTTATCCTAATCCAGGTGTAGCGAAAATTGGTGGCGTCAGTGCTACGGCCCCGGCAAGTGGCCTTCTGGTTGGCACGACCGACACACAAACGCTTACGAACAAAACGGTGGACGGTGTATCACCGACGATATTTGGTTATCTCGATCCTACTAGCTCTATCCAGACGCAGCTTAATGGAAAGCAAGCGACATTAGCCTCCCCAAGCACAATCGTCGGACTGTTCTCTGGTTGTTCCGGCACTCAGTACCTCGGAGCAGACGGAGCTTGCCACGCGTCGGGTGGTGGAGCGGCCCCAGGAACTCCCGATAACTCAATTCAATATCGAATCAACGGTTCAACGCTCGGCGGCATGACGAACGTTCTAAACGATGGTCTTGGAAACCTTAATATTTTTGGTGTCCCTGATCCAATGACCCCACCGACTGCAGCTCTAGCGGGTGCTGGAGCGGGAAATGTGGATAACGGTGTTCACTGCTATGCGTATTCTTACGTGTCAGCAACCGGAGCGGATACGTTTCCGACTGCCGCGTACGGAATCTTTACAACCGTTACGGTGGTCGATAACACTATGGACGGACAGGTAATGGTGACCGCTCCGCCTGGTGGAGATCCCAGGATAACCGGGACGATTTTCTTTCGTACTCTTGCTGGGACGGATTGTGCGATGGTTGATCCATACAGTAACTTTTTCCAGATGACTTCTCTGGGCACCGACGGGGGAACCATTATTGATAACTCTTCGGACGCCTCGATCAACTTTCCTTACAATACTCCCTATGCTTTTGGTGACAATTACAATGCCACGCAGGGGATCAAAGTGGGCTCTGGAGGTTCCTATTTAATAATCGGCGCCGATGCTGGAATCAGCTTGTCAAATGCATTTTTCCCTGGCGCTGCGAATTCACTTATCGTAACCAATCTGGGAACCAAATTACTGAACGTCCCCTTTCCCGCTGACGCTACTCAATTTTTTAATGGAACCGGAGCCTTCAGTACACCCACCCCATACCTCTCAGGAACAACAGGTTCGGTTTCAGGCGGTCTGACTCTCGGAACCTGCGACACAGGAACGGCGACTGTAACAGGGGCGACGACAGGAATGACAGCAGTAGCGAGTCCGGTCACTGATCCAGGCACAGGAGCGATATGGAATGCTTGGGTTAGTGCTCCTGATACGGTGACGGTCAAGTTATGTGGGTTAGCAATCCTGACTCCAAGTGCTACAGCTTTTAATGTGAGGGTTCTTCCATGATCAGAATTATTTTCGTTGTTTCCAGTATCGCGTTAGCGGTCATGGCACAGGGACCACCGAAGAACATTCCCGGTGTTGGGACGGTGCCAGCCAAGATAACCAAAGCTACGCCTCAACAGGCACAAACTGTCACAATCCCAATTTCTGCCGATCTTGCAACAGCGCTTGAAACGGCGAGGCTGAACCAGCGGCTTCCCAATGGACAGCCGCAATACGCAAACATCACCGCATTCGTCACGAGTCTATTAAGACCCCACCTACGTGATATCGTGGAGCAGTATCAACCAGCATCATTCAAAGCTAAGAAAGACGCCGCGACTAAAGCTGCGTCTGATGCAGCGGCGGCGGAAAACGCTGTATTACCTCAATAAAATGAACTTTTTTATGTGGAGTAAATGCGGCGAAGGCGCTGGATTGTTAAAGCGAATTCAGGACGAAGGAAATAACTGTTCAATTTATATTCAAGAAAAAGATTATTCAAATGTTTACGACGGGATCTTATGTCAAACTGACTCGCCAGAAACGAATGATATAATAATCTTCGACTCCTCTGGAAACGGCCAGAAAGCTGATTACTTTAGAAAAGAAGGGTTCAAAGTTTTCGGAGCTTCTGCTTTTGCTGATAAGTTAGAAAATGATCGAAGATTTGGACTCGATTTCATGCTAGATCATGGAATCATGGTCCCTGATACGTACGAATTTAAAGACTTTAAAGAAGCAATTAATTTTGTTAAATCTAATAAGAAAATAAGATTCGTTTTCAAACCTAGCGGTAAAAATCTTCCATGTAAATTAACTTACGCTGGTCAAGATTACGAAGACTTAATTACTTATATGAAATTCGTTGAGAGAAGCTTCTCAAAAGAAATCGACGAATTTATTCTTCAAGAGTTTATTGAAGGCTCGATCGTGTCTTCTGAGTACTGGGTTGGAAAGAACGGTTTCATCGAGCCAATTAATCACACTATTGAAGTAAAGAAGTTCATGAATGACGATATTGGTCCTAGTACAGGCTGTTCTGGTAATATCGTCTGGCAGGGGAATGACGATTCTAATCTTGCAGTTGCTTTGGGAAGAGTCGAGGAAGATTTAGTAAAAGAGCATTATGTTGGACCTATTGATATTAATTGTATCATCAACGACGAAGGAATCTTTGGTCTTGAGTGGACTCCTCGGTTTGGCCTCGATGCTATGCCGACTTTACTTACGCTAGTTGAAGATGATATTGGAAGAGTGATTTCAAACGCTGTAAACGGCCAAGATAATGAAATGAATCTTCTTCAGTGCTTCTCCGGCGGCGCGCGCGTTTCTATCCCGCCTTATCCGATCGAGCCTGATGACGTAAAAGCTCTTCAAAAGATTTATCCGAATGAAAATGTCCCGATATTAGGACTAGAAGAAGATAATTCTTATTTCTACGAAGTAATGAAGCAAGACGATATGTTAGTTCACTCTTCTGGAACTGGCGTTATCGCTTGTGTAAGTGATATAGGAGAGTCTCCTGAAGAATGTTACGATTCTGTTTACAAAATTCTGGAAAATTGTAAGATTCCTGATGTTCAGTATAGGACCGATTTAGGAAAAGTTCTGACAAGGATGTACGATGACATCAAAGAAGTAATGAACGTTGACTTCTTTGTTTACTCTTAAAGGAATATCATGGCTGAAATATTAGAAGATTCAACGACTTCAATTAGTTCTGACGTTGAGGAACTCGGACAGGTCGAAGCTCCTGAAGTCGAAGAAGAGGCTCCTGAGAAAGAAATTGAGCCCCATGAAGAGCCTGCGCTTCAGCCCGATGAGAAGGAAGACGAAAAAGATTCTGAAGAACCGCCTGAAGATCTAGTTTCTCATCCTTTTGAGAGGCCCTCGTTAAAGCAAGTCGAAGAGGCCTTTCCTGGCCTGCTCAAAAAGTTTCCCTCTCTTAGAGATATGTATTTTAGGGAAGCTGAATACTCTAGAGTCTTCCCGACTATTGAGGACGCTAAAGAAGCCAGCGAGAATAACGAGGCATTCAATTCAATAAGAGAGTCAGTTTTCGACGGAAATGGGGAGAAGTTCTTCTCTGCGATTAAAGAAGTTGATCCGAAAAGCTTAGAGAAGTTCGCGACAAATGTACTTCCAACTCTATTCCAGACTCACGCGCCAGCTTTCTGGCGCGCGGCTAATCCGCTAGTCGAAGACATTGCTCGAAATATGTTCGAGAAGGGAAAGAAGGAAAACAATGAGTCAATGCAGAATGCTGCTCGTTATTTATCAGATTACTTCTTTGGAAATACTGAGATTGCTGAAGGAAAGAAGACTTCAATCGTTAAAATCGAAGACGACTCTGCTATAAAACAGGAACGAGAAAGATTCGATAACGAACGCGGCGCTGCTTTTCGAACGTCAGTTGAAACTGACGTTAGGTCTGAACTAGTGAAATTAATTGAAGGAAAAGACTCACAAACTGGTAAAGCAAAACTCGATCCTGACTCTGTATTTTCACCTTTTATCAAGAATACGATAATTGATAGAGTCATCGCAGACTTAGGCCAGCAGCTATCGAGCGATAGAGATCATATCAAGTTCATGGACTCCTTGTGGAGTTCAGCGAAACGAAACGGGAGAACCGATAAGGATAAGTCGAGAATCCTTTCCGCGTACCTCGCGCGCGCCAAGTCGTTAATTCCGTCTCTAAGAAGTAAGTACGTGTCCGAGGCATTAGGCCAGCGAACACGGAGCGCGTCCGAGGCTAAGAGAAAGTCAGAGGAGATTTCCTCTCGTGTTAACGGGGGAGCTTCCGGTAAAAGCTCTGGAAGCAGAGACAGAAGCTACAATCCGAAACACATTGACTACTCGAAGACTTCAGATGCAGACATAATTAACGACGACATTAAGTATAAATAAGATGGTGGGTACTAATACCGTAAGGGTTTAGCTAGTAAAATGGGATAACTGGCCCTTTACCCACCAATGAAAGGAAATTAAACAGATGGCAGGCAACGAAAGTCAGGTCATTGGGGCAGAACTTGAGAGAGTCCTGCCAAAGGTTCCGGCTCTTTTTGATCGGGATGATGTCTTTTACAGTACCATTGAGAAACGACCAGTAGAGGTAATTTCCTCTAGGGACATGAGAGTTCCACTCGAGATCAGGCCCAATGGGAATACATCTTATTACGACCCAGACGGTGGCGACATGGGCCGTGGTGATATCTCGGATTTCGATAAGGGACTGATAAACTCAGTTCACCTTGAGCATCCAGTTGAAATGACAGCTAAAACCATCTGGTCAACAGATAACACCAGAAAAGCTGTTATTAACGCCTTTAGACATAGCCTAGCAACAGAGATGAAGCAGTTTCGAAGAGACGTTGACTCTCAATGCATGACCGACGGAACCGGAGTCTTGGGGACGATCACTTCGGTCACGACGACCGCTGGAATCGACACTTATACCTGTACGACCGATGGATTCCGAGTTCGACTCTTAAGGCCGAAGCAGCAGATCAATATTTTCAACTCTGCTTTGACGGTCTGTCGAACCGCTGGAGGAATCCAGAATCAAGCGAAGATCATTTATTACGATCAAGCGAACAGTCAGATTCAGGTTCCTGCGGTCGCTGGAGCTACGGCTGGAGATCTAATTGTTTCCGGAGGTCTTCAGATGATTCCTCCCACGGCGCTCTATGGAGTTAAATACCATAACTCCAACTCTTCAGTTGGAACCTGGCTTAGCTTTGATAGATCAATTAATCCTGAGATCAGAGCTAACGCTGTGAATGCGAACAGCTCGGCTCTGACGCTTCCTCTTCCTCGACTTGCGATGAACAAGATCGGCGATCGAGTTGGAATCAATAAAGGCTCTAAGATGACCGCTTGGACTCATAAAGCTCAGCAGTCAGCTTACGAGGAACTTGGATTCAACGTGATTCGCGTTGACAAAGCGGCTAAGGAAGAGGGTCTTGACCTCTATTTCAATGATAACATGCGAATCGCGGGCGCGCCGCTGAAGATAAGCTATTCCTGGGACAGAACAAGAATCGACTTTATCGACCAGGAAGTTTGGGGCCGCGCGGAACTGAGGCCTTGCGGCTTTTACACGAATCCTGATAACAATCAGAGAGTTTGGGAACTGAGGGGACCAAGCGGTGGAGTGGCCGCTGCTTGGATCTTTTATATTGTCACTTCCTTCAATTTATTTATGAATCAGCCGGCCGGGGCCTCATACATCTACGGATTAGCGATTCCTTCTGGATATTAAAGGAAGGAAAAACTGGTACTCGTGTGACTCCTCATGGGGGAGATTAAGTCTCCCCCGATTTTAAAAGATGCTAATTGACGATTTAAACAAATATCTCGCTACGCAAGGAAACTCGATAACTGGGCAAGTCATGTATCGACTTGTATGGTCTGAAAATGTTCTTGAGAACCGTCATGGTCTGTTTAGGGACTTCACTAGGTCTGGTCTCTTTATTCGTGAAGTCATTGAGACGAGAAAAGTCAAAAAATATAACTACATCAAAGAAAGATTCATCTTAGAGAAATGGGCACCAGGTAATCTAACCGCTAATAATGAGCTTCCAGACTCCATCAACGGAGATTACCTTCCGATCTATGTCTTTGAGGATAAGAGTGGAAATTATCTTCCGCCAACTAGAAAGGTCTTGGATTTCATTCTTAATTACATGCGTGGGAATGTTGATAAAGATACAGAAATTGATCCAAGAGTTCTGGAAGAGAAGGAAATGAAATACGTGATGGAAACTTTTGACGACGCGCCGGATTTCCGAACGTCTGGAGCGATTCGGAACGCAATTGCGTATACGAGAGGTCTGAAGGGAGTGAAGGACTTTAAAGATGTCGCTTGAATCAACAGTCGTAAGTCTAGTTCCATTTGAGATCCTGGCCCATAAGCCGGGAATCTATCCTCCGTATTTCCAAATTAAAGCCTCGGACATGAAGACTCCTGAGTTACTCCATGTGGGAACGAGTTATCATTATACTTACTTGGATGAAACGCGTGGGTCCCTACGAGTCCCTGATCCTTCTGATCAAGTGGCGCGCGCCATTGTGGAAGATTATACAAATTCACAGCTCTCTGTGGATGACGAGGCAAGTCCGGCGCTATTTTGGATTCCTGAGAATCTCAACGTTATTCAGATTCAAGAGAAGTTCAAAGTCGATATCGCAAGATACCTGATAAAGCAGAAACGTTGGTTTTTAAATATTTGTATGCTCGCTGACAACGACTGGTCGCGGTATCATCAGCATAATGTAATTAGCACCTTTCAGAGAAAGTGCGCTGAATACATCGGTTGGGATTCGAGTAAGCATGAGTGGATGAGTCCACAAACGACGATGGAAAGTTCCTCTTGTCCTTATTGTGGTACTTCAGTTCCTAAAGGGTTGCCAGTCTGTTCTAATGGACACGTGGTTAACCCTAAACTTCAAAAAGAGATTGAAGAGAGATTGGCGAAAGTCTAAGGAGAGATAGATCATGGCGGCTGCCGTTGCGACGATTACACTGACAGATGAAAGAAACTCGTTCTCCGCAGGGAATAAATATTTTGCACTTGGAGTTGTCTCAATTAGTGCAGACCCTGCGACTTATACAACAGGAGGAATTGCTTGTAGCCTCGCTATCCCTCTAGTTAAAGCATCGCGCGCGCCCCAAGGAGCGATAGTCCAAGGGCTAGGCGCAGGGACGACTGGGACTCTCTTTGAATACAGATACGTTCCTGGTGTTAATGCCTCTTCTGGACTCCTGAAGATTTTCACTTCTAACGGCGCTGCTGCTGCAGGACTGGCTGAGTTTCCTAATGCAACAGCTATCCCTGCAGATGTATCTGGTGATCTGATTGTAATCGCGGCTATGTTCGTCGGACAGTGTTAAGTGTTCACGGCATGAACGGTATGATAAGCTCAGCAGAGAAGCAAGATCAACAAGAGAGATTACGAGCTATAAACTCGTTTGCGTCCTGTTTATTCCAGCAGGAATGTATAAGAACTGGAGTTCCTGAATGCTTAGAGGACGCTCGTAGATTGATAGAGAAATGCTTCAACGCTGCTGAGACAATGCATGATTACCTGAGAGAAAGATTCGAGCCTTTTATTTAAAACTATGTCCGTATTAACTTCAGTCGTATTAGCTACCGCTCGGACTCTCTTGAACGATGACGCGGCCTCGAATTGGACCGACGCTGCGTTGATTCCTAAGTTACAACAAGCACATAGAGAGCTTCAAATAAAACTTAGACGCGCGGCCGCTCCGGTTATGAAAGCTCAGTACACTGAAGTAGTCGGAGCTAACGTAACCGCCTTTGCGACGCCGCCGGCGAATCTGGTCGCTCCAATTCAACTCTGGGAGACCTCTTCAGGTGGAGCGATCAATACGTATGCACTAATGACCGAGACTGATCCGCTGCCAAATGTTCTTCCGACGACTACGATGATTTACTGGTCTTGGAAGAACGAAGTCGTGACCTTCATAGGCTCAAGCGCTGTTCGACAGATTCTCATGCTTTACTGGCGTTCCTTAGCGATTCCGCAAGCTAACACCGATGTAATAGGCTTTATAGACGGAGAACTCTATCTAGCTCCTCGCACCGCAGCTTTAGCTGCGGGGGCTGTCGGGCAGGCTGCCGAAATGACCGCGCTCGCGCAATTAGCTGACAATTCCTTAGCTGAAGTCATCCTTTCTAATAGAGGGCGCGCGCCTCAAATGCCCGGAGGGAGTATTAAACCTTGAGCTGGTATATTGCTTTAAGTGCTGAGGAAGCTCAGGAAATGCAGGACGCTGGAGGAAAAGGCTATGAAACTGAGGCCGAAGCCAGGGAAGCACTTCGTAGAGTAGAACAGATTCATGTTCTAGACGCTGGATATGTTTCTCGATTGCAGATTTATCAAGTGACCCCAGCAAAGTAGATGTTTTACAAGCTCCTTTGTTTATTTGGAATTCATTTCTTTGAGTACTTCGTGATAGAAAATGAGGATCACATATGGCGTCAGTGTTGTAACTGTAAAAAATCTCAATACTGGAAACGTGTTAGTTTTGAGTGGTCTGTTTTGGCAATTCGAGATTTTAGTGGTCAAAGGATAAAACTTTGGCAGTAGCTTTTCTTTCCGATGTTTTCTCGAGAGCTAGAACTCTCCTGAACGACGACGACGCTGCGAACTGGCCAGATTATCGTCTTTATACTAAAGTTGTTACTGCTTTTGAAGAGCTTGAAGCTGAATTAATTGTTGCTGGAATTCCAATTATTCATACGATCTCCTCCATAATTACAGTTCCTCCGGTAACAATAGACGATAATAATCTCGATCTTTCTACAGTAACTGGTTATCCAACTGATATGATTATTCCGATTTGGCTTAAAGAAAGACAAATTGGTCAGATGAACTCTGATTTCGTTGATATGGTCGAATGCGATTTCATTCCGAATATCGCGTTAGATATTTACTTGCACTACTGGTCCTGGCAGAAGAATACGATCTTTCTCAGGGGCGCTTTAAATTCAATCCAGGTCGAAATTCGCTATCAGAGATATCTTCCAATCCCCAGATTGAATACAGATTCTTTAATCGTCCCACTAGGTCAGCTTTTTATCGTAAATCGTGTCGCAGCATTAGCGTATCAGTCTCTTGGAAATAGGGAAATGTGGCAAGATTTAAGCACTGCTGCTGATGTTAACTTAGCTCGAATTATTGATATGAACGTTAAAGAACTTCAGGACCTTCCGGCTAAAAGAAGACCCTACCATCGTGGCTACGGAAGGAATCGAGTCTTGAGAGATTTCTGATGTCCCTCGGCGAACTGAGTAAAATCTCGATCACGCAGTTCAAAGGACTCTATCGTCATGGAATGGAAGACTCCTGTCCTCCAGATCATTCAACTGTAGCTCAGAACTTGAGATATTCCAATATCGGAGAAGCCTTCACTAGGGACGGCACGACTTCCTCTTTCACGGCGCCTTGTGCCGTGAAGCGCATGTTCGTGGCCAATTTTGGACATATTGATTTTGGGATTCTTCTTACTTGTGACGGTTTAGGTAACATATTCCGATCGGATACAGGAACTATCTTACTAACCGTCACGAACATGGTCGACTTTTTCGCAATAAATATCTTTTCTTACGTTCTAATTTCCCCAATTCTTTCGACTCCGAATCCTTACAATCCAGTTTATATCTGGCAAGCTGACGCGCTAGGAGGTCCAGATACTATCCCGATCAGGCCAGCCGCAGGAGTCGGACCTGGATTGGGAATGACCGGAGTTGAAAATTCAATTCCTGGCAACTGTGACATAGGAGTTCATAAGTTCGCGGTTTCTTTCATCACTGATACAGGTTATACGACGCAACCTGGGCCGTTGGGAACGCCGACTCCCGCTGTCGCGGAGAATCCTACTTTTACTCCAGTCGCGGTCACTTCAACTGGAGGGGTTAGTATACAGCTTGATAATATCCCACTGGGCCCTCCGGGCACAGTGGCTAGACAGATATTAGTCACACAAGCTGATCAAGAATTATTCTATTATGCTGGCGGCCAAAGGTGGAACGGTTTTACTCTTTCTTACGATCCTTGGAATGGAATTATTCCTGATAATCTATTTACCTCAATCATTATTTCGTTCTTCGATACGGATCTTGCTGTTCAGGCTGATTCTTTGTTTGATTTGCTCCCTGTTATCCCTGGAGGTTCTTATTCTCTTATTGCTGGAATAACTGACTATAGCGGTCGAGTATTCTATTGGGGCGGTGAATTTAATCTCATTAGGGTGACTAATCCTGGCTCAGCTGAAGCTATAGATAACGTCAATGGATTTATTCAATTACAGGATCAATTCGATGGAAACGATGTAATCGTTGGAATAACTCTCCAGAACGCTCTGTATTTCATGAAGCCAGTTGGAATCTATTCCGTCGTGGACAACGGAGGGAATCCGAATACTTGGCAAGTTGTAACTGTTGACGCTGGAGCTGGTTGTAGCTCTGCAATGGGACTTGGGACCGCTAATTTAGCAAGACAGTCTCTAACTAGATATCAGTTAGCTTTATTAAGCGATTTTGGTGGACTTTATCTCTTCAATGGAACTGTAATTCAGCCGCCGTTGACTCATAAAATCAGTGACTTATGGGACGATATTTACAGGGCAACTAACTGGTCAGGAGTAAGAATCGCTATTGATCCTTATCAGAAACTAATCTACATCGCTTCTATTCCCAATTATCCAAATATATTAGTAGCTGATTATCACGAAGGTCTTGATCCTGAGAATATCAAATGGTCAATTTGGACCTTCTCTTACACGATAAACGACATAGGGATGGCTTTTATTAAAGACGATACTGAATTAGCTTATCGACTGAGAATAGCCTCGGGAAACAAAGTTAATAAATTAGTTCCTGGTCTTTTGACAGACTTAGGAACTCCGATTGTTTCGACTTGGCGCTCGGCGCCGTTGACTCCAGAAGAGGGAGCGTTAAACGTTTTCAGGTACTTAAGAGCAAGAATGCCTTATAATGATAATTTGAGTTTGACTCTATTTTCTGAGGACGGAGCCTTCATTCAGAATCCTCCGGGATTTAATATTCCTTACACTCCTGGTAGAGACTTAACCAGAGAGTTCAATTTCATGAACGAAAAATGCGAGATTCAAATCTGCTGCAATGCGACTAAAGGGGGATTTCGTCTTCAGAGATTGGACGTTTTCTGCAAGCCAAGATTCGCAATGAGACCTTCTGTTTAAGATATGATTCTGGAGACCTTCTGTCCTGAGTGTAAGTGTACTAGAAAAGTATACCTAGTAGGACATACCGATAAGGAAGATGTTTATGAGTGCGGTGTTTGTAATTTCATAATAAAAGTTAAGAAGAATGAACAGGGAAAAATTATCGAATCTCGCTTCAGTTGACGCGAATATAAATGAATTACAGACTAGTCACCCGAGGCTTTTTCGGGGAGTTAAGAATCTAGGCGATGCGACTAAAATTCTGATAAACTCGACTTTTCCTCCTAAGCCGATGTTTTCCTTCAGGGAAAGTTTTATCATCCCTGGGAATCCGGCTGTTGCTAATGATATACTGCCCTATAGATATCATGTAGTTCTTCCGAAAGATCCTGATGGAAATTGGTCAATTAATGCGATTCTTTTAACAGGCTACTGTATCACAGCTAAAGTTCAGGGAACTACGAATGACTTATCTATAGACATAAAAACGAGCCAAGAGAAAGGAACGACGAGTTTTAAAAGTCTATTCAGATCAGGAGCTAATCTAATTCTTCCTCCTAATACGACCTCAACTCATAACATGATGTTCGCAATAAATAGGCTCGAATTAGATGATCTTCTTAGAGTTGACGTATTAGCGACTGATCCCACTGTAAGTGGAATAAGCGTTGACCTGATCGGAACTTACGAACTGACAGAATTATAAAACTATGCCAGTCATTTGGTGCGGCGGTGAAGACATTGACTTCCCTAATGGAAGCCTTATTGATACGACAACTAGTGCAGGGGCATTTCGCTCTGGTTATGCCCGTTGTGCGATACAGGCTTCTGGCGCTGCTGGAGTAATGAAGTCTACTTCGTTTCCAAATGGTCACGAAGTCTCGTTCTGGGTATCTTGTTACGCTACGACGCTTGGAGGTGCTGAGGTCCAGGGTATTGGACCAGGTCTTGCGGGAAAAGGAATTATTTTTGGAGTTGATACTTCTAATAGAATAAAACTCTGGTTATTCAACTCTGTAGCTCCCAGTTTAACGCAACTTGATATCGAAGCTGGAACGTCGTTCACGACCGCTGTTCTTCACAGAGTCGACATGCAAGTTTCCTCCTGGGGAGTTACAGCTAACGTAAAGGTTTATCTCGATGGAGTACTAAAGATTAACTATACTGGAGATCTGACCTTCTCCGGTAGCGTTACGAGCGTTGACAGTATAATTTCGCGCACTGGAAACGCTCCTTTGTATACAAGTGAAATTATCGTAGCTAACGAGGATACGAGAACTTATTCTCTCTGTACACTTGCGCCTAACGCAGCAGGAGATACAGACGCCTGGACTGGAGCCTATACTGACGTTAATGAAACCGCGATCAATGACTCTAACGTTATAAGTACGGATACTCTTACTCAAGATGAACAGTTCAACTTAACTGATCTCCCTGCTGGGACTTTTCAGATCCTCGCGGTGAAAGAGGCCGCGCGCGCGTCGATTACATCGGGCGCGACCGCGACAAGGCTTGCGCTAGGAGTTAAATCTGGAGGCTCTGTTAACGTCTCCGGACTTCAGACTCTGGCGACAGCTTGGGCGACTTTTGAGAGGCTAATGCCAGTGAATCCGGTTACTCTAAATCAATTCACGATGGCTGAAATTAACGCTCTGCAAAGTAACGCGAGGTCTGGATAAGAATGGCTGATTTCGAAGCTATTAGTAAGCTAAATCTCTACTCTGTCCTAAAGCCTCCCACAGGAGCGAGCGTTAGTAAAACTATTCTCTACGCAGTATTGGCTCCTCCGCCGCCGATTATAGTTACTTGTCCGGTCTCAGCTGCTTCGTTAGGAATCTTTTACTCTTCCTTCTTCGCTATTTTGTCCGGAGTAGCTCCATTTACTTTAACTTTGATTTCTGGCTCATTTCCTCCAGGATTAGCAATGAGTTCCTCGGGAACTTTAACAGGAACTCCCTCGCAAGCTGGAACCTTTGCTTACACGATTAGAGTAACTGATTCGCTTGGTACTACAGTTAACGTCTCCTGCACGATAGTTGTCGCGATTTCTTTCAAGGGCTTGCCTTGTTAAATTTTGTTAAATAATGTTAATAAGAGACTTAGATATTCATGATTTAGTCGCGTTTGAAAATTATGAGCTTCCTAGTCTATTTAATGGTCCATTCAAGATCGCTAAGGCTATCGGTGAGAAAGGGAAATTGCTTGGCTTATTTTGGGTGCGCGCGACTGTAGAGCCAACGCTGGTTCTTAAGAAGAACTTGAATAAAATACAACGCGCGCGCGCTATTCATTATACAGTGAATTTCTTAAAGAAAGAGATTCCTGAGAAGCTAGGAATCAGCGATGCTTTTGTTATTTTTGAGAAAGAGTTTGATCCTGAATACATTGAGTTTTTAAAGAAGCATTATCATTTTGAAGAAGTGAAAGCTCTTAGAATTAAAGCATGAAGTTTATTATAATTCTTTTTCTAGCGCAAGCTCAAGCGCAGACAAGAGAGCAAGAACTCGCTGCTGAATTAGAAAGGTCGAAGAATGAATTAATACATTTGAGAGCCTTATCTCAAGCTAATGAAGTTCAATCAAGGACTGCTTTAAAAGAAGCGACAGCGGCAGTTCAAGAGAAGGCAAGGATACTCTCTGAACAGGAGCAGACTAATGCGAAGTTAACGCAGCAGGCTGCGATAGATAATGCGGTCAGGGCTGCATTTACTCAGTCAGAAGTCGCTAAAGCAAAGGACGAAAGTAAGTATAACTTTTACGGAATCGTAGCTGGTCAGATTACGACAGTGATAATTACTATAGCTGGATTCTGGTTTACGACTTATAAGTTAAAAATTCAACATGCTTGGTCAGTGAGAGAGAATACAGCGATAAGAGCTGACTTTAATGAAAATAAAGTCGATATGACTGAGAAACTGGATGAAATATCTGCGCTTCTGAATAATGAAAAGGCTCCGAGAAAACAGTGGCGAGTGCAGGGATAAATATGAGTGGCCTTGTAGTTAGATTAGAATCTATCGTTAAAGACCTTGGCTCGACCCTTGAGATAGCAAAGCTCATCGAAGATGACTTAACTAGTGAGGTTCGAGAGATTCTAAATGATGTTTATGGATCTCTTTGGGCGGAGGCTTACTATGATTCATTTAATGAGAGCACTCAGAGATTCGCGCGCCCTCTAGCAGATAAGATGGCTCGCTTGAATAAGATTGTAAAATTCAAAGAGTAAAACATGCCTAATAGTTCAACTGGAAACGCGGCTAATGCAGCAAAAGGTTTGCTAAATCAAGCTCAAGGCTTCGCTGGTCCAGGATCGCCGATTATGACCGGATTCCAGAATTCTCTTGGGACTGCTCAAGGAAGACAGAGTGATCTCTATTCTGGAGCGACTGGGAATATTCAGGATCTGAAAAACTTAGCTTCAACTGGCGGCTATGATCCTGTGCAGTTCAATCAGACTCTATCTGGTTATAACGACTTAGCGACAACTGGCGGTTATACTCCTCAACAAGCAAGTCAATTCCTTCAGAGGGGAACTGAGGGAACTCAGAGCACTTATGGAGCCTTACAAGATCAGGCTAAGAGAGCTAGCATCGCAACTGGCGGACTCGGTACGACCGGAGGTCTGAGTCAAATGGCTCGTCAATTAGCGCAAACTCAAGGTCAGAATACTCTAAATGCTCAATTAGGACTAAATGAGGCGCAGACTGCTAATAAGCTCGCTGGACTCGGTGGCTCTGCTGCTTTGCAGACTGCTCAGGCTGGTCAGAGATTACAAGGCACTGAAACCGCTGGAAGTCAATTAAATCAACTGTATAATACAGCAACTGGACAAGTGACTCAATTAGGTAATCAGATTCTTGACTCGTTAGGCTTGAGTTTTGCGACTCAGGAACAAGCTGCGAACATTCTCGCTCGGATTAGTCAAGATCCTAGTATGTTCCAGCAATTAATGGGAATGATCGGTGGAGGCGTCCAAGCTGGAGCGCAAGGTGCTGCTGGAGTCCTAGCGGCTTAGAAGTAAACTTGGGAGAAATCATGGGAACTAATATCGTTAGCCCTGGGAATGTCCTCGATATAATCCGGCGCGCGCGATTATATAATCCTAACTTTGGATTAGATCAGGCTCCGTCACAGATTCCTGCTCAAGCTCCTCAAGCTGACCTAACTCAAATTCAAGCGCCAGTTCAAGCGCCAGCGCAGGCTCCTAGCCCTCTAGATCAAGCTGCCAGTCAGTACAGACAAGCGATGCAACAGCCTGTTCCGACTCAAGCGGATTATCATCCGTCAGTATTACGAAGAATTATCGGCGCGACTCTTGGAGCGACAGTTGGTATGACTCGTCCTCAAGCTGGAGTGGAAACGGCGCAGAATATAGTTTACGGACCTTATCAGAAGCAATTAAGTGACTATCAGAAGAGACTAGCTCAAAAGAAAGAAGCTTACGAGACTGAAGAGAAAGTCGCTGAAGGCGGAGCTAGAATCGGTGAACTGGGCGCGCGAAAGGGAGCGGAACTCGAACGCGCTGGAGCGGAGAAAGAAAGACGGGGAAGAGAAGCCGCTGAAACTAGAGCTTTAACCCCAGGAACTCCTGAGTTCGAAGGAAAAGAGAGATTATTAAGGATTCAATATCCTGACGATAGATTTAATAAATTCCAACTTCCTGTAGAGCTAGAACTAGAAAACGGTAAGACGATTACTCCGGCTTATGAGCAAAGAGATGGTCAGTATAGAGATACAGCTGGTAATCTCTATGGCTCTGATGCGATTAAAGCCATTTATAAACCAGGAGCTAAGCCAAAGGAGCCTGTTGAAAAATCTCATACAGAATACAATGATTTTTACGCTGGAATGAAAGCTAAAAATCCTAATATGACCGATGACGAAATAGCGGCTAAATATAAACAGCTTACTCCAGCTGAAAGAGATGCCGCTGCTCCTGTAGTTATCGACGCAGATACTGGTAAAGTCGTAGCTCTTAAACCAGGAATGACAGCGCCTAAGAGGTTCAAAACCGCTGCTGGTGAGAGTTCTGAAGTCGTCGGAACGGCTCCTACGAGACAGATGGCTGAGACTGTACCGAAAGTAATTGACTTAGTTGATAGGACGGTTCAATTAATAAATCAGCAGATCAAATCTCTTGGTCCGGCAGCGAGTCGCTGGTCTGAATTTATGTCTGGTAAGGTCGGGGCGCCTAATCCAGAGTTCACGAGATTAAGAACTAATGCCGCGTTACTTCAGACTTTGCTTTTACGCATGCATATAGGCGCGCGCGGCGGTGAAAGGATACTTGAGCATTTTAAAGATCTAATCGACGTTGGAAAGCAGAGTCCTGAGAACATGCTCGCGGCGCTAGAAGAAATTAAGAATTACGCTAATGATATAGGTAAATCGAGTGGCTCTCAAGGGACCGAAAAAATAATAGACTACGTGAATGATCCTAAAACTGGAAAATTAGTTCCCAAGAAGTAATTATGCCCGAACAATATAAGATAATTCGGACTCCTGACGGGACGACTCATCGTTTCCCTGCTGAGGCCACTGATGATCAGATCAATGAAGCTCTAAATCCAGGAATAAAACAAACTTCTCAGCAAGAGGTAAAACCTCCTCAGCCTGTTCTGTCCGACGCTGGGAAAGTCGGGGATTTTCTTAAAGGAAAAATCTATGATCCAACGATAGGCTCGATTGGTCAGGGAATAAGAGACGTTTTCACTCCTGGGTCAAGACTTAAAGGAACTCATGAGATGATTTCCGGTGCTGAAAAAGCCGCGATTCCTTTAGGAGTCGCTGCCGCTATCGCGAGTCCTGAGGTAACTCTTCCTGCGATGGCTCTTGGAGCGCTCGGTCAAACAGCTGGGACTTATATTCCTCGTGCTATGGGAACCAGTGAGGACGTTTCCAATGTTATTGGCGACGTTTCTGGCCTCGCTGCTGGAGGACTCGGCGCGCGCCTCGGCCCAAATATATCAGGGGCTGCTGGAGGGGCGTATAGAGGTTTCATGAATACTCCGATACGTCACCCATTTATGGGAGGCTGGATTGGAGAGCATGTTGGAGAAGCTATTGATCCTAGCCTTCGCTTGCCTGGTTTTGCAGCTGGAATGCTTGGTAACAAATTCCTTGGAGCTGGAAGGGGAGCTGTAGAGGGTTTTAAAGGGCCAGTTAGTCCTATGGAAACCAGATTATCTCAAGTTCTTCCTCGACAAGCTGAAATTCCTCCAAAATCACTTAACTTATCTCAGCTTCAAGACGCTGTCAAGACTGGACAGATAACTTTCGAGCAATTTGAATCTGAACTGCTTAAAAATTATGGCGCTGCTGATGCGAAAATAATTTCAGGGAATTTGAGGTCAGCTTTAGAAAGACAGAATCCTCCGACACTAGGTCAGCCAGAAAAATTAGCCTCGCTTGGCACTCTAAAAGACGCTGTTATCTCTGGTGACAGAGACATGAACTGGTTTAAAGAGGAGCTTAAGCAGCAGGGAATGCGTGCTGATCACATAGAATTAGAGGCCAACAAATTACAAAGGACAATAGATCAAGCTAAAAAAGAGGGTGAAGAAGGAACTTCTGGAAAGCCTGAGAGAAAAATTGAGCCTCCTAAAGGTAAACCTAGCGCTGGAAAAGTCGAGCCTCCTAAAACTTCAGAAAAGGCTCCTTTTGCGAATCCTCTAGAAGAGAAGTTAATTGAAAAGCCTCTGACGCCTCCAGGAGAAGAGTTCCCTAAAGGCTATCAGGCTTTCCTCGCGGAACAACAAGGTTATCTAAGACCTTCCCAAGTTCCCTCAATGCCATCGCTGACTCCTGAACAAATGGCTCACTTCGAGTCTAGTCTTGGTAAATTAGAGCATGGTACAGAACTTGAGTCTGATTACCCTGACAGATTGTTTATTGATAAAGAGATGATTAAGAATCCTCCAAGGATATTGGATTCACTTGGTCGAGAGGTTTATCGTAAAGGAGATATAGATAGACCAGTAGAGCCTTTAGACCCTGAATATATAAAATTTCTAGAGGGAGAATCCGATACTTTACCGGGGTCGAAAAATATAGGAGAAGTAAAACCTCCAGGCTATCAAGCTTTCCTAGAGACAGAACCTCCCTATAAGCCTCCGATTACGCAAGAGCAAATCGAGGAATCTCAGGCTCCGGCGCGCGCGGCTAAGGAAACGACTCTGGCAAGGTATTTAATAAAAGGCGATTTTGATCTCGATAACATTCCGAAAACTGCTGAGTATCTCAAAGCAATTAGCAATGAGGCTGGTTTGAAACGAGTGGCTTCTCTGAGGACTCTTGAGAATGCGATCGCGCGCGCCAAGGAACTCAAAAGTAGAACTCCTTCTAAAGAATAGCTCCATTTCAAGGTGATAATCAGTCATTCCTAATAGCGTGAAAGTTAGATCTGAATCATTCTCGTAGCCTTCCAATTCATGGCCCATCATGACCCATCTGCAAGCGAGATAATTCGAAGCTAGCTTGAAGAATTCTCTTTCTCTCAATTCATCCTCTTTTCAATTGCTTGGAACTTCACGTAAGTACTAAATACGTCAGGTTTCATCTTGTAATAGATCTCTTTTCTCCCATTTCGTCTAGGTTCATCAATCGCGCCACGCTGAATTAAGGTATCTATCGCGCGGTCGAGAATTATAGACTCGATGTGCGTATTTATCATTAATTTCTTTCGAGTTAGAGTTTGTTCTGGAGCCTTGATTAATTCCTTGAGAACCTTTTGAATTACTGGGTTGATATCACCTTTCTCTTTCTCCATTGAAATCTGACGCGTGTTTGAAATACATAACTCAGCAGCGTCGATTGCAGTCTCTAAATCGTTCTCACTAATAGAAAGAGAATTACTGTTCGATATTGAGATCAACATCGCGACTTTGAGAACTTGATCTCCGAGTCGATCTATTGAGCCTGTTTTATCGTCGAAATCTGAGAGAGAAAGTTGCTCGTACCAGCTTCTATAGAGATTAACTGCCTTAGAATCGAGAGCCATCTTTCCTGATAGCTTATTGACTTCTTTGAGCCTCGTCGTCAGGAACTCGTGCGCTTTTGAGTCTTTTTCTAAGAGATCTTCGATTTCTTCATCCGTGTAAATAAGATCATTTATTAGTTTTTTCTTCGACTCATGGACTATGAATGTCCTTGCAATGAAGCCTCCTTCGATGTCTTTCTGTTTGACTACGGACTCGAATAGAGCTTCATTGCTTGCGACTAGAAGAGTTAGACATGGAGATTTTAGTTCTTCTAACGGTGAGCCTTTTAAGCGTTTTTTCCAAGAGTCCTCGTGCTCATGTGTATTATGCAGAGCAGTTAAATAAGTTAAAGCTCTTGGGTCTTCAGTTAGAAAGGACTCAAATTCATCTGAAATCATTAATCCTTGAGCTTCGTTGACAACTGCGCCGGATTTGAAGGTCTGTTGCATTGATAGCTCTTTAGTCAACGCTTGAATAGAACTACAGCCTGAAACGACTCTAATGGAATCTAAATCCGTGACAAGCTTCTTTGCCACCATGATTGGGATTCCTTTTCTTAGGCCACTTCTTGCGGAGACGAGAGCAACATAGATATTAGGGTAAAGTTTATAGAAAGGGCCGCGCTGTAAATAAACTTTCTTTCCTGCAACAGCCGAAAGCGCAGCAAGTCCTGACCACCAGAAGTAGCGAATCGGGGCTTCGGCCTCTTTTGTTGAATCTAAGAGAACTTCTAACCAACTCATCGTTTATTAAGCTTCCTGTCATAAATTTTCCTGGGGGAGAATTTTTACTTCCTAGATTACTTCCATTGTTTCCCAATTCTTCTTTCCCAATTTCACTTCACAGGGTATAATGAGGCTATTCCTTGGTAATGAGCACCTTGAAAAATCTATAGGCTTCTCAAGTTCTTCAGTAATAATCTCTTTCGCTCGGTCAACATGAGATATCGGGACTTGAGCTAAGAATGAATCGTGACTTTCTGAGAGTATCTGAATCCACGGGGCACGTGATTCTATAACTTGCGCTGAAAACTTTAAATGATCTGATACAGTCGCTTGCGGGATAAAAGCGTAAGCTTCCTTGAACAGTTCATCTCCCCAACGGTTCAAGAATTGCCTCTGTCTTCCGTGGGGAGAGATTAAAACTCGATTATTATCTCTTAATGCGTCGATAATCTCTTTGTGAAAAACGTCTCGAATATTTGGATTCGTGGCGTGCACCTTTGTCAAAATTTGATTCGTACGCCACTCGGATAGTCCAGTCTGCCTTGAGGCCTCACGCTTGCCCATGTCGTAATTCGCAGCATGTCGGAATTTCTTTCCCTCTTGTCTTTGCTCATCGTCGATGCGCGCCTTAAGAATCTTCGTGATTTGCCTTTTCAATTCGTGAATTTTCTCTCCATCAGTTTCATTAAAAAACTCATTCAGCAAATCATCAGGACATACTCCTTCAATCCAGCCAGTCGTGATTCTATGCAAGTCAAGATCATATTTAAAGATTTTTAAGAGTCTTTCATCTCTTGCAAGATTTGCGACAACTCTTGCTTCCGCCGCGCTAAGGTCTGGCTCAACGAAGACATGACCTTCATCAGGGACGAACATACTTCCCAAGTCAGTTCCGACTTCTCCATGTTTTGTAATAGTTTGAAAAGCGAGTCCCATTGGCCTAGTTGTGACTGGAGCCTTAAGGATTCCATTAGCAGTCCTTCCAGTCTCAAGTGCAATTCTAACCCCGGTGAGAGTACGATTCCTGTAATCTGTTTCGTGATCGACATAAGTCCCTATTGTCTTCTTGACCTTTCTAATCTCGAGAATTAACTCTAAGATTTGTCTTTTGTTAACATCCTTGACTGCATTTCGCATTAAAGCGTCGAGAGTCTTCTCGTCAGTCGCTTTTCTTACTGGAATCTTCATCAAGCCGAAAAGTAATTTCGGAACATCGCCATTGCGTCCGTTAGAGTTAACGTTAATTGGCTCCTCTAAGTACTCTTGCGTTAGCGAATAGAGCTTCTCTTCGAGTTCTTTTTGTTGACCTTTGTACTTTTCTTCAAGGACTCGTTTTTGAAAGTTGTCTCTCTTGATTCCTCTTTGCTCGATTCTCGAGTAAAAAGGATGTAAGGGCATGACTCGCTCGAAAAAGAAATCGAGCTGATCATTATTAATAAGTTCGCAAGTTTCTTTTTCAAACACTTCATAAGTAACAGCAGCATCTTTGGCGTTATAAAGTAACAAACGGTCGAACTTATCTTTTTTAGGATTATATTCTCGGCCTTCATCTTTATAATAAACTTCCTCTGTTAGAACGCTGGTTGAAAATTGTAGCGAACTTGGCAACTCTGGATAAAGAGTCCTGAACGCGAGCATCGTGTCGAAGAAGAAAGAGTTAACTTTAAAGCCAAAATTCACTGTCCCATTGACGCAAGTTCTTAATAGCCTCTCGTCAAACTTGAAATTCTGACCTATTTTCTGAACGTCTAGGTCTGCAAGTAATCGCGCGCACATTTCCCAACAGGAAATCTGGTCTGAACGAGTCATCGTGGAGTAAAAGAGGGGAACGCTTATTGCTTCATCGGAAGAGAAAGCGATCCCAATGCAAAGAGGAATCGTCTTAAAAGTCTCTATGTCGACTGAGACATAAGACGAGCCTTCGTATTTACTGAGAAATCTATCTAGTTGTAAGGCATCGCGCGCGACTATTAAATTACGCCTCGGTGGATTATACTCGGAGAACTTACTTTGTTCAATCGCGCGCGCTATGTCCCATTTGATGTAGGAGATATCTTTCCAGGAACGAAGCTTTCCCTCTTCGCCTTCAGAATGAAGCAGCGAGGCAGGGTGAATCGTGGGGATTATCTTAGTGCTGTGAAAACTACAGGGAAGAATTGAGCCTCGATACTTCTCAATTCCCTTGAGTCCGGTTAGCGCTGTTAAAGCTGTATTCCCGAAAGCTATAACAGCGTTTGGACTTAACTTTCTAATTTCCTCTTGTAGCTGAGGAATGAAATCGTCGATTGATTTTCCGATTAAATTGAGAGCTTCAAGATTGTTGCCAGGCGGCCTGATCTTTACCACGTTAGAGAGATAAACTTCTTCTCTCGGCATTCCTAGTGAAGAGAGTAAGTCCTCGACAATCTTGCCAGTCGATCCAACGAAGGGCCTTCCTAGCCTCTCTTCTTCTGCTCCTGGAGCTTCCCCTATCGCGGCTAGTCTGGCATTGGCTGGACCCTCAGCGCCAACATAGGTCATTCAGTCGCGCGCTCCGAAATTAAGTCTTCATTGTCAATCATTCTTCTTACGTGCGCAGAGAGACATTCCTGAGAGCAGAAGTAGGAGTCACAAGTCGCGCATCTATAAGACCTATCGGCTTGATTTAAGCAATCTATTTGATCACAGAGCATTTCTTCCTAGCCTTTCAACTATCTTGTCGTAGAATTTCTTTTCTTTCTCGATTCCAATGTATCTTCTATCGGTTCTCTTGCAAGCTTCTAATGTGACGCCGCTTCCTGCAAATGGATCGACGATTTTAGCACCTGGATTGGTTGATGATTTGACCAGATATTCCATTAGTAAGACTGGCTTTTCATGTGGGTGAATCATTCTTGAATAATGCACATTGTCGTACTTGAGAATAGCGCTCATTTCTGTTCTAGTCGTGAGAATAGGATCTCCTTTTACCGCGACTACGATTGGTTCGTAGTCTCTAGCAAATTGCCATTGCGCGCGTCCGTACGTGATCGTGTTCGGCTTATGCCAAATGATTGGATAATGTTGAACTCGAAATCGGAGTTTTTGAAGTTCTTTCATGTAAAAATAGAAATCCGTTGTTGAGGTCACGACGAAAAGGAAAGCATCGCGTTTCAGAACTCTGTAAAGCTCCAGAAAGATCGGTAAAAGAGTCAATTGATCTGATCTCAAAGCTTCGTCTTTATATTCGCTCCATGGAGGATCGCAAATGCAACAATCGAACGTTTCATTCGGAAATGATTTCAAGATTACTTCAGAGTCTCCTAGAAAGACGTCGTCCATCTCTATGTCGGACGGAAGCATCTGTTCGATTTCTGAGACTTGCTGCTTAGTGATCTGTCTGATGATTTTGAGTGCTGTCGTTTTATCCTTGATATTTCGTAAGTACGGATTCTTTCTTAATTCCGTCGCTAGCGCCATATCCTGCGAGAAAGTTCCTAAAGCGAGGCCGAGTTCCCTTGCAGTGTCGTTTTGACTCCAGCCTTGTTTAGGACCCTCTTTAGGTCTTCCTATTGGCTTTTCTCCGTATTGAGAGATTCGCAATTCGTGAAGCTCTTTCTCTAATTCAACCTGATCGAACCAGGCTAAGTTATGTCTTCTTAGGTTTTCATGCAGGCTTATCTCTAGCGGATTTGGGCAGGAAAATGGGAGGATATTCGCTGAGATAAATTCCTTTTTCAACTCTTGCATCGCTACAAATCGCGCGCGCCCGGAAATAACTTTAAAAGATTCTGGATTTTCTGTCTCCTGAAGAATAATCGAGTGAAATAAACCGTTTTCCTCGATTGATTTCTTGAGTCGCTCAAGTTCTTCACGGTCGTATTGGTAATTCGTATCTGGTGGAATGATTTGATTGATCGCTATTTCGGGCATTTATTTCTCTATCTGCTGAAATTTAATTTCCTTTGATATCTTTCTTTGTAATACTCGAGCGTCTTTCGTCTTCCTTCTTCGGTTAGTGGCCTTTCTAAGAGAAGATACTCTTTATCTCCATAGACTACATGCCAGCCATTGACTGAAAGATTGTTTAGTTCATCCAGGTCACCTAAATCGGACGAGATTCTAATATATTCATAGCCTTGAGTCATAAAATTATTTCTCTCTATTTGCGGAATCTATTCCTAACAGGAAGCCTGTCCAAATGAGTGTAAGTTCGTAAGCTCGAACTCTCTTGGGATTACTGTAACCATTCTCTGCTGGAGGGAAGTCTTCACTAAAGCTTTGATACAGATTATGAGCCATTGAATAGGCTAACTCTTGGTATTTAACTACCAAGTCGTGAACGCACTTAGCCTCTTCCTTGAATTTATCCGGGTCAATCTCTTGGTTCTCGATTAAGAAGTCGAAAAATTTATTCTCATCTATTATCATAAGTGTTCACCTAATGAACGGTTGTTGGCTGCAGCTTGCTGAATCAGGAGACTCTCGAATCTGGACCTGAATACAGATAAGAGTCCTCAAGCAAACGCCTTATTTAAAAGGGCTACGACCTTCACCAACAGAAGAGATTATTCCTCTTCTTCTTCGACTACATCGTCTTCGAGTTCATCAACATCACTGACTTCAACGTTATCAAAATTCGATAACGCTTCCTTCACCTTTGCTCCTGCGCTGTCGCTGGTATCAGCTTCAACGTCTAAATCAACTGCGACTTTATACTTAGGCACTAGCTTTTGCTCCTGTTGCTCCAGCCGGTTTGAAGTCCTTAATCACGTTAAATCCCGTTGCGACGTCGTACTCAGCGTATCCCATAACGCTGCGCCCTACGGTGTCTTCGAGCTTGTATTTCTTACCTGCGTCGACGTTACCTCCAGTGAAGCAGCGAATGAAGTCAGCGAGACGACCCATCTGCTTTTCAGTGAACCAATGATTCACCGGAACTCCAGTGTCGTCTCCCTCTTCGATGGTGAAAACCATAGGCCAGACGATGCTATCAGGATCGTTCTTTCCGGGCTTCTCGTCAACTGATTTGACTTTGAGTTTCCTCCAGCCTGCTTTCAGCTGTTTGCGTTCGAGTAAGTTTTCTTTTGTAAAACTGATTTCGGGCATTTTCTTCTTTTATCCTTTTTCTGTTTGTTAGTTTGTTGGACTTTGACTGTTTTACGGTCGAAAATTATATGAGAGGGATTCAGTAGGCTCCACCTGATCCCCCTCACCTGAGACGCTCTACCATTTGAGCTACGGACGAGCATTATCCGGCCAGACTCGAACTGGCAACCTTCTCAGACTCTGGTAAACCATTCTCCACGAGAATATCGTAAAGAGAGCCATTCGTGAAGTCTATCGTCTCTGGAAAATTATAAGAGCACTTAGCGGAATCTTCTCCATAAGCTTCCGTTCGAACAATTCTCTTAATCGTCTGGTCAATATCTCCCAGGTCCGGCCTTTCACGACCGAAAATATATACGTTGTCGAACCCTGAGGGTAACCAGGAGGCAAATTTCTTACCCTTGCTTACGATCGAGCGCGTCTTTGTCACGAACTTGGTTTTCAAATCAGGTGAACTCTCTACTGTGACTACGTGCGCGTTTATTATTACGTGCTTTGGGTTTCTATCGCGCGCCCAAAATAGCTTAAGCTGATCGACAAAGAACGTACAGAACCTGTCTTCGGCGCTATAATAATCAATTGTCATCATCTCGATCGTTTTATTCTTACTTCCCTTCGTCCGCGCGAGAATGTCTGGAACTGATTCACCTTTAACTTGACCGACCGAGTCAACGCAGATATTAACTAACCCTGTGATTGAGTCTACGATTAGAGTCTCATAGGGACAGGAGACGGAAAACTCAATCAGCCTCTGTTGTATTTGGAAGATGTCTTCAAATGTTTCCCAGTCAACTTTCTTGTCGGGAAAATGTTTTCTAGCTATCGAAGGCATTTTCCTGTCGAAGTCGAATACGTAAGCGTTTGGAAACGAAAGCGCTCCGACTGATTTTCCCTCCCCGCTCTCGCCTTTGAAAATCGCAAGTAAGCCTTTTTCTTGTATTTTATTTTCTGTTGATTGTATCATTTTGTTTTTCCTCTTATTAATTCATCCAATTATAGCTCTGCCTAGATCACAGAGTCTCTTTGTTGTCACATCATGAATCCCGTCACGACGATGCGGATTTCCGCGCATGGTCGAGAGCGATAGTACAGGCTCCTGAAGTTGTGCCCATTGTTGCTGTTTCTTGTCATCCCACGGACCAGGCGAATGAAAAAGCAGCGTGAGCTTCACGAATGCGAGCATGGCGTCCCATAGCTCATCGTGGGTATCAACTCCTATAGGACTTACTTTGGTCATCATTTTTGTTTTTCCTTTTCTGGTATTAGACACTTTTGTGGCATCATTTCTACTTGATAGTGCTTATCACATCGCGCGCAATAAGCCTTACGATCTTTTCCTGTTCGTAACTCTTTACCGCAGGAACAGAAAAATGTGAAATATTCGTGACTGGTCATTTCGTTTTATTGTATTCCCCCAGTTGCTCTCTATAGATCTCTTTGAAATGAGACTCGCAGATTACTGATAGGTCATCAGCATTGATACTTATTCCAGCGAATAAATGTAAATCACACAATGCTTCTCCCATCTCTTCATCGGTGGGTTCTGTATACGACGCAAGATTGTAATGATCTGGCTCGTGTCGCAAGTGATTACAGATCGCTATGCTCCTTTGTGGACCCTTATGTTCATCACAATAGACGAATGGGAACTTATATCTGGTCATATCGCTCTTAATTCTTCTCGTCTTTCCTTGCGCTTCTCCCTGCACTCTTGACAATGAGGGTATTTAATCGCGCGCATGACGTCTTCCTTCGTGATTAATACTAAATTACTACAAAGATAGCCCCAACAAAGTGACTCCCTGCCTATCACTAAATCCGCTATTGGAAGATAGTGGGGACAATTAGGTTCCATACATTTGTAATACGCCTTGCCATTTGGCCAGTTAAGACGCATGTACTTATGATAATGCAGAGCTTTCTTTGCCATCGAGGGTCCTTTGTTTGGAATTTATCCAGATTCTCATTCTCGCTTCGCTTCCCCAACAGTTCGCTGGAGCATAGTTGTAGAGCCAAGCAGTGATTTCAAAGAGAGCTTTCTGGTTGTCTGAGTCGGCGCGCGCGCAAGCTTCTTTCAAGTCGTTACATATCACGGCTGACAAGAAATGTCCTGGAGGAATACCGTGATCTATATATCGCTTTAATGCTTCAATCATATCGGGTCGTATTTTTGTATAGTCGATCATTTTATTCTCCTTTATTTCTCTAACGTAGAAGCAACGTCCCATTCTTTTTCTGTTCGAAAATCTCGTTCAATCTTATAGAGTCTTGACTCTGGATCTGTCTCGCAGAGTGGAGCGTAAATACAACCGGAATACTTGTCGCAGCTTGTGAGGTTCATAGGCCAATTGTTGCTCTCTTGGGATTCTACCAATCGCGCGCACCAAAAGATTGTATTCTCGACCCATTCATTAATCCGAGACTCGTCAACTGTGAGGATGAAGCGATTGAATCTCTGCTGCGGAGTGAGACTCTTCTGGAATCCGATCTTATTGACTACGATGTTATTCATTCCGAGTCCGTAACAGTAGCCAATGAATTGATTCGAAAGGCTCGTTGGCTCTTGTCTTCGCTTAGAAGTCTTATGATCGAACGGAGCGATTACGTTTCCTTTCTCGGCAACTAAGTCTACCTTGAAGTTGTAAATGAACTTGTAATCGTCGTTTTCGAATAGAATCTTAGAACCGACTTCCTCGACGGCTAAGGGACACCATGAGTCGTGCTCATAGTATTTTGCGTATTCTCTGAATTGATAGATTGACTCTTCGATCTCTTCCGTCGGTAGGTCCATTTTCGTGGAGAAGTATCGTCCAACTGTTACAGAGAAATCAACGATTGTCTGGTGTTTTCTTTCAGGAAGTGAGATTGGAGCTTGTATTCCTGAAGCGATGATTTCTTTCCAGACTTCTGTGTCGAAGTCGAAGTGCTTTAACTGAAGAGAATAGTAAACCTCCATCATCTTGTGAATGAGGTCACCACGTTCAAGGGCTTCTTCTTTCTCTGGTAATCTTAAGTTCTCAACGAAAGAGTATTTCGTCTTTCGAGCACAGGACTGAAATGTATTGAGTATCGTCGCGTCGAAGCTAAGTATCTTTTGCATTTTATTTTTTCCTCTCGTGTCTTTTTCTATACTTCTCTAATACTTCTTTCATAAGCTGATTAGTTGACTTCAGCTCTCTTGGCCTTTTGTTGATTACAATAATCGCTATGATTACTGCTGAGATTATTGAGCCAATTATCCAGTAAATCATGGTGCCTGTAAATTCGCTCTTATTCCTTCCGTGACATGTCTTCGAACTAATGATGCTCTAGTTCTCTTTTTTGGTTTAGTACTTCGTCTTTCAGCGCCGATTCGATTCGTTGGATACGGTTTTACTAACTGATAAGTTCCTGGCATGAATCCAGCGTCTCTATCGAATGAGACGATCTCTCGTGACGCTGTCTCTGGAACTTGATATCTGTAAGCGATATCTCCTTTGATTATATACGCGGTCGATACGGACATTATTACTCCGTCCACGTCTTGTAATCTTTTACAGGCGTGAGCGAGCGCGCATTCTTTATGGTTCCTAACTGAACTACTTTTAACGTCTTTCGATTCAACTTGAATCTCAAGTGATTTAGTTGCGTCTTTAACTGCTGTAACATTTTGATAGAACTTTTGAACTATTTTCAAGGCGTCTGGCATGGGTCATCTTCCTCTCGAATTACTTTCCTCTCGAATCATTTCTTCTTACTTAGTCGTTTTATCTCGTCGTTTAGAAATAATCTCGCGTCCTTCAGATGCTGTAATCTCTTATTCTCGTCCTGGTTTGGATCTTTTGCATAGATTATCGCCCTGATTGCATTGCCTAGAGTATAGCCGACTTCTGTCTCCTCAATGAGCTTAGCTACTTTTCTAGGGTTCATCATTTATACTTACTCTGCATTTCTTCTAACTCTTTAACAAGCACCTTAATTCTTCTCGAATCTTCAATATCAAGAGTATCCATATCCCATAATCTACCGAGAGAAATTAATATCCTGGTAAATTTGTCAAAGATTTTCTTAGATTCTCTTTTCTGCTCGTCGTACCAATATGAATTTTTCATTTCATCTCACGCAAATCCAGACCCAATGACAGTCGTCTCCGTTTACTCCGCAAGTACAAACTGGCTTCATTTCATCGCAGTATTGCCTGTTCTGTATGGCTGTTGGGTTCAATCCACAGCCGTTTCCTGTGTCTGGGTGCGCGATTCCTCCGGCTGCTGCTCCGGCTATCCTTGCGGCTTTTTGGAAATCAACGCGCGCACAGCTTGAAAGAAGTAGCGCTGTTGTAATAGTGACAACTTTTAAATACTCCATCGTCTTCCTCCGGACATGCTGAGAGTCTCAGCGAGTTCCTTAATGAGCGAACTTTGATCCCACTCGGCTGCTTCGCCGCCGAGCGTTTTTGTTACTATCTCGCGTTTTCGTTCGACTATCTCAGAGAAGAACTCGTCAACGGTCCCTATTGCGACCATATAGACTCCGTCTATGAAGTCTGTACGGATTCCTTCTGGACGGGGAAATCGAGCTTCCGCCTGCTCTTCGTTTGCCGGATTCCACTGTCTCTCAAGCATTACGAATCTCCTGCAAAGGTGCTGAAGATTCAATCCCTCACCTCCGGCGAGTGTCGAACAGATTAGGACTCTGCTCTTTTCGAAGCTTCTTTCCGTGTCGAGCGAGCTTGATCCTGCCTCGTGTCGCGCGCACGGGGGAATATCTAGCTCCTTGAATAGCGAATTTAACTTCGATTCAAGTATTTCCGCAACATCTTTATGATGTACGAATATCGTTACTCTATCGTCAGTTGATCCCATGATCTCCATTACGTAATCAATGCATGGATTGATTTTAGATAAACCGGAAAGATGTCGCATTTTGGACAAATAAGCGAGAATGTTTCCGGACTCTTCGAAACTCATATCGTCGCTTGAGACGGAGTTATACTTATCTCTGAACTCTTTAAACGTTTCAATATAGGCTTTCTCGACTTCTTTACCGAGTTCGTGAAATTGGAAGCTTCTTCTTATCTTGGGTAGGTCGGGTAGGACTTCCGTTCGTGTCCTTCGGATCACGAACGAGGATGTTTTTCTCAAGAAAGCTTCAGGGTTTTTCAGTCCTCCGGTTTTGTAACCGTATCCTGTGAAATAAGAGTCGCACTCGTTCATTAGAAATGTTGAATAACGTGGGAACATTTCTGGTTTGAGTATGTTCAGAACTGGGAAGTATTCCGCTGCGTTGTTCTTTATCGGTGTGCCTGATAGCGCGATTACATGATCGACTTCTTTACAGATTTGTCTAACATGTACCGTCCTCTGGGCTTCTGGATTCTTGATTTGCTGACACTCGTCTAGGATGATTGTCTTGATCTTGGCCTTTCGGATTAGCGTGATTAACTTGCTTGTCGTTTCGTCTGTTTGACCATTGTTGCGTTCATCAGATCCTTCTAAATCAATCGCGCCGCTTCGCGGAGAATTTTTCTTCTTTTTCTTCTTTTCATCGAATCTTCTCAAGATATCGTAACTCATAATAAACGCGCGCAATCCGATTAACGGAAGGTCATTCGGCGTGTCAATTACTTGAGCGAAATAGTCTTCTCCCATCCAACGCATTATCTCGTGACGCCATTGAGCTTTGAGGGAAGACTTACAGATTACTAAAAAAGGCTGAAGTTCTGGGTGTAAGAATATAGCCGCGATGCTTTGCGGAGTCTTTCCTAATCCCATCTCGTCTGAGATTAACGCGCGCGCGTTCGATTCTTCTATGAATCTAACTCCGTCGCATTGGAACTTGTAAAGCTTCTTACCGTCTAAACTGACTATCTGTTCAGGCGATGCCTCGCGTAACTGCTTCGCGAGGAGTAAGTGACCGCATTTTAATCTATTAACGAGCTTATCTCCTATCTTAAAGACTTTCTCAGTCTCAGCTACTTTGTGACAGGTCGGACATTTCTCTGATAAGAATGGCATTTAGTTTCCTATAATTCTGGACTATTTACTCTCAATCTTACTGACTCCATGTTTCGGATTATTGTCTTTATTTTCCAGAGAATATCTTTCTCGTCTGGCTTCATTTCATTGAAATTGATTACTCCGTTATCGTCTGAGTTATAGTCTTCGATTATTCTCTCCAATGCTTTGAAGTCTCGGTACTTCAATTGAAAACCACGTGATCTTTTTATCTCATTTTGAGGAATCTTTTGTGGACTCATTGTTTCACCGCTTCATTTTTCATCGCTTCATTATTGCGTTTCCAGATACAATTAGCGCATTCGAATCTCTGAGGTTTAGTGCATTGAGTTTTGTAACAATAAACTCCATATCCGCAAATCGGACAGCGATGTGAGTGCTTTTTTCTTGGCAACTTTATCTCTCCGCTCATTTTATTGCCTTTAGTTTCAATCTATCGTTCTCTTCTTCGATTCTATCAGCTGCTATCATTATAGCTACTGCGATATCTCGTGCTTCGTTAGCGTCGAATGTGATTATTGAGCGTGATCCGTCTAGAGCGATTCTTACTTTACGCTCTGCTGTGTCCGTAAGCACTGACCAGAATTTCATTTTGTTCCTTTACTCTGGATAACTAGCTAACTCAAATGGTCCGGTTAAATCTATTTGACCGTCTTTTAATTGCGATCGCTTGTCGTCTCTCGACTCTAAGCGACATATTCGTAGCACCGTGGCTCCAGTGTCCTTATTGTGAACATACAAGACTCCCCTAATATTGTCCCACTCTAACTGACAGTTTTCGATAACTTGCATTTCATTCTCCTTATTTATTTTATTTGTTCTTAGTCGCGCGCGCCGCTTCGAATTTAGAAACGAGTTTAGGGTGAACTTCGTTTATTCTCTTTATTGCATCACGTATTTCTTGGGCTTCTTTTTCCGTGGGTCCAAATATGCTAGGCAGGTGAGGACAAGTGTCTTGTCTCTCGCCACAAAATTGACAGTATTTTGCGTGTTGTAAAATCATTTACTTATCTCCTTATTCTTTCGAGCTAATTCGAATTTAGCTAACAAAGCGTCTACGTCCATATTGAGTGATTCTTTAGCGTCGGCTTCGCTCATTTTCTTGGTTTTCATTAGATATGAAACTGGGTCTTTCTTTAATGAGGGAGCTTTATCTGCTTTGACTTTCGGTTCTTTAACTGCTTTATCAAGCTTTATCTTTCGGAGTTCGCTTCTCTCTGATTCAGATAGAGCGTCAAGTTTCTCCCCTCTGACAGCCCTAGCGGAGTGAAGACGAGCTTTCATGTCCTCTAAGACTTTCTCAATGAAAGCTATATGGGAATCTAGCTTATCGAATATTGATCCGTCTTCGTCGTCTTTAAACTCGAATATCAGCTTCTGAGATTGATTTTGCGCGGTCCCGTCTAGAAAATGATAACAGTATTGTCTCTGATCATTTACTAGGTCTATGTATTTTGGCGTTTCGTTTAGTTTATCGCTCGTTCCGTTTGAGCTTATGATTCCTCTGTGATTCTCACAGAGCTTGGTTGAATCTATCGCGGGGAACCATTTATCGCATTGCTGACCGTGATTGTCCAGATAATTGCATCTTCGTCGGGGGACGCGCGCGCATGAATCATGTTTAATTGTTCGATTGTGGATTAAACAGGTTCTTATGTCGTCAATAGTTACCTGCTTGCCGCAAACTTGACAATTTGAACATGAAATGCAAACGGAATGCTTCGGGTCGATGATTATTTCGATATCGGTTATTTGTTCTTTACAGACTGAGCAATTTGTCATTATTCATCCTTATGTTCTAACCAAGCCATCTTCTTTTTCTCGTACCATTCAATTAGAATTTGTCTATGTGCTGCGTTTCTGCTAGTATTATTCTCGCTAGCATAGTACTCAAGATATTCTGCAATTTCTGGTTCAACCGAGACTGATAGTGTTACCATTGGTTTCATCTTTTATCTTCTCTTTCCCTTTCTCGTTGTACCGCTTCTACTGCCTGCCTCATCATTTCATCGAGAGTAGGAACCTTTGATAACTCGATGACTTTATGGGGATGCCTTCGAAAGTTCTTTTTAAAAGTGTCCAATTCTTTCGGTGGCTCTATTCCTGAAGATAAGAAATGCGCGGGGTCCGTGTCTCTGAAAGCTATGGCTTCTTGCTCGTTAAGGAAATTTCTCACTTCATTAGTAATAGCATGAGTTACGCGCCAAATTGTTATCTCGTCTCTGTTTTCGAATATTTGTCTGTCTTCAATTCTTTTAGAGAAATGGACTATTCTTACGATCTTACGTTCAGGAGATAGGTCAAGATATCTCTCTAAGTGCTCCTTTGTTGCGAAATAACGCTTAGAGTAGAACGTTCCGCTATTCGGACCAGTTGAATCAAGGCGGTAGTAGTCGTCCTGATCAGGTTTTTGTTTGAGAATTATGCTCATAGAGGCATTTTGGGGTGTTGGGACTACCGGTGGGTTACCGGCGAACGGCCCGCGAACGACCTTCGGATGGGAAGGGGTGGCTTGGGGGATAGGGGGATTGGCGTTGATTCCATTGGACATAGCAGCCTAGCCTAGGATACCCTATGCCCTCCTTGGTGTCAAGGCCCAGTACCGTGTAAAGGGTATGAAAATGAACGATTCGGTAAAATTTACCGGGCAAAAATTGCATAGTAGAATAAAAGGCGAAAATGAAAAGTATAAGTCCTTTAGAATCAATGAGTTAGAGAGAAAGTAATGTATCTTAT